CGACACCATCAATCATAGGAGCGCCCCCATTAGAGTTGTGGGCATGAATAGCAGTCCATTTTGTCCCAAACACCGCGAAAGCGTACTCATATCCTTCATTATGGCAAGCGGTAAAATTTATTTTGTTGCAGGTGTAGTAATCTCTGAATAGCGCATCAGTATCTGTTTTTTCTGCACCAAGTTTAATGAAGGTTCCACGGTTGTTGTATAGAGAGTCTAGATTGCCCTCTCCATTAGTATAGTTCTCATCTGTAAGAGTGCCGTCATGGTAGCCGCTACCAAACCCATGATTGCGATTAAACTCTGTATCAACTGTATTTGCCGCAACACAGATCGCCCCGCCACTACGGTCTCCTTTGCCTACATCACTAAGCGATATGCCGTAGTCATAAGCAGCTTTGCCCCCACAGCATCTGAAGTTATTATCCTCAATGATACTATCACCCCAGCTTTTGTATAGATACAGCCCCCAGCCACTAATATCTTGGAACCCACAATTGACAATTCGGTTTGTCCCGAAGCCTTGTGCAAAGTCATCACCTAAATCTTCAGGCACGCCTGCATCAGCCACCATTGTAGCGTAGCCAAGACGCCCTCCAAGTTGCCCAGAGTAATCTTCAATATCCCATATATCAATTGTGGCTACGGTCCCGCCAGCGCCTGCAAATATGATATTTTCAATATCTAATCTTCCAAAAACAGCTTGGGCACCGCCATCGGTATTTGTAAAGATTGGATTGGCGTTGCTTATCACATTGGTCAATGATCCGCTCCACCGGTTATTACCCGGAGCGCCTGCGCCTCTGATTGAACATAAACCTAGATGTATCGTGGTTGTTCCACAGAAATACGTCCCTCCGGGCCATTTTCCTTGTGCCTTGGACACCCGCAAATAGTCAGCCCATGCATTTATTCCGGCGCTATCATCGGTAACTCCATCACCCGTGACGGCAAAATGTTGAGGAACGCTAATAATTGAAGCAATTTGCCACCAAGACCCATCAATCGCTGCTTGGAATTTACCGGCGTGAGTTGGCTCAGAAGCAACTCGTTTATATATACCGGCTCCAAGATCACCTGCTGTAATAAATCCCCCTGTTTGTATTATATCCGCAGTAACAAGCAATGGCGAATTTATTGCCTCAGTTCTTGTCCCAAATAACAAATGATTGCTATTTACAATAAAATCTAATCTATGCCAAATTGCATTATTTTCTGTATTATCAACACACATCCATAGTGTCAGATTTGTTGTATTGATCCAGACTGCTCCAATATCAACTGCCCCAGCCCCATCTGAATTCGCGATATCATCATTTAAACCGGGATCAGTAGTTTTATCGGTAAATTTAAATACAGCAGAATCTGCTATATTGTCCATTTGCGCGCGGATATCAGCGGCGGAAATTTGACCACTTGAATTATCCGGATATAAACTAGCTGTTGATGTTTTAAATGCGGCGCTTGTCAATTGTGTCATGTATTCATCCTATTATCTGTATAATTATTCTTTCATTAAATTCACTGGTCATGCAATATTACCAATTAATGAATACACATCGCTTCCCTTGGGGATCAATGTTACTGCGCCGTATTGGCTGCCAATCGTCATTGCAGAATCAATAGATGCAATTGTTACTCCTGCGCCATCAACAAATGTTACAAGCCCTGTTCCGATTCGCTCGAATGTGATCGGAAATTCATCTGCCATTGCAGAATTAACAGTAATCACAATGTCAGATGCGCTGTTGACTTCATAATACACTCCGCCCGACAGATCAATTGTGAGAACTGTGTAATCGGCTGTAATTTGTGTTGCAGTCGCCCCATTCAATACAAATAGAGGAATTGGTCGAGACAGAACATAATTTACTGTAGCATTATCCCATGATAATAAATATCCATCTGTTGCCGGTCCGGCGTCGGCTGTATTGACATCCGGAATGCTATTAAGTTCAGTTATTGAGCTACCAACGATTTCAGCCACTGCCTTTTGTGCAGTCATTACTTCGTCGCCCGCCCGAGTAGTAACATAGCCCGGCGATCCCCCATAATCAGTAGTTGTTGCGCTGCCATTGACTATTGCAGCCATAACAGTAGCATCCAAATCCAATTCATTGAATAATGCAGATAATTCTTCAATTGTTTTAATCATTGGGCGGTACCTCTTCTTTTATATATTTATGCGCATTAGATGATAGAGACTCTATCATCTAAACTGTTGCCCAATACACTTCAATAAACTCGCTTACTTCATTCTTCAAAGTCTCTAATGCGTCGGGCAATAGATTTGCAGCAAATATTTGCACAATAATGTCATTTCCATACAAATCAATTGTCCCAAATGATTCATTTCTGATGTCAGTTCCAATTAGGTCTGTGTTTGTTGCTGACAGCAAACTTTCATTTGGCACCGACCATGCAGAATTTAGACTATTTCCAAATTCCGAAAGAACTAACGGAATATCAAATTCTAGATTGCTCACGTCCTCAACTACATCGGTAAATGAATGCATTTTATTGAATGTTCCATGTGTTGCGCGAACGCAATCTACCAACAATATTGGATGTGCCAGCATCCAAGAAGTAGTCAGCAATGAATAATCAATCCCGTAAATGGCATTTTGATAATCACTTAGATCAACCTGCGTGGGGCATATAAGAATTCCAATTAAATCTCCCGGTCCTGCAACAAATCCCACTCCATTCAACTCAGCGTCGTCAACAATCGCCGCAACATTTGGCTGGAATATAGTGAATGTTCCATCAGTCAGATACCAAATTGCATCCTGTATTTCGCTTCGAGTGTATCCCGGACCGGAATAATCTTGATTCAATATGTAAGTTACTTTATCAAGATTCTCGTATTGAGCAACATATACCGACAAATCAGAATTAGTGTAGTCGGCATAAATTAGTGTTGCTGCCAATGGTCCGGCTTCAACCGTTCCATCATAATCAACACAATGTCCAGATGCAGGATCAATTGCATCAAATATCGAATTACTACTTGATTCAACAATTACTCCGATACCATCGCCTGCCCCCAAAGTAGAATCATCCAGAGTCATTGTTACATCTTCTAGCAAAGTAGAAATATCTAGAGTTTCGGAGAATATGTCTCCATATTCAATACGTTCTCCATTAACCCAAATTGCGCCAGATGCTTCTGGTAATGTCCCAAGACCAAGATTTAGTATTGGAATGATAGTATCATCAGGTCCAACATCTGCACCCAAGAATTTCTTGTGTTCATTGACAATCTGACTTGAATAATGATTCCCATCATTTCCAATATCCAACCGAAAACTTCTGGTGGTTGTTTCATTTATTGTTGAATCCACTGGATTTGTCTGAATTCGAATTTCAATGGCGTCTCTCACTGATGTTGGAACCGAGTCAGCAGACAATGATTTGATATATGCATCTCGTAATTTTGTTCTAAATGGCTTAGAAATTTGGATGTAATCAAACAACTCATCCAACTTATGATTGGAGAATTCGCTACTTTGATCATTTAGCTGCGTACTGGCAACATATGATATATAGCTTGACTTAAATATCCAATCAACATCATTTTGTTCTTGCATTACATATTTTGCCATATGGAACCAGAATTCAGTATACATATGGGAGAATTGTCCGGTCCATATAGTTTCATAGAATTCATTAATTATTTCAAAGAATGTGTTTCCGGGGTTGTTATCCCACGGAGTAGTATCCCACGGTGTAGTATCCCATCCAGTTTGACTTAATTCCCCGCTCCACAAAACATCGGTAAACTGGATTGTGGCATTTTCCTTGAATATAATCTGCCATGCCCCATTTTTGAAAATGTATGCGCTTTTTCTGTTCATCAGGTCAGGATCATTGCTGGTAAGAACCATTGCAATTTCATCTTCCTGTGGATCAAGCAACAGAAGATCAGCTTTAGAATTAATCCGATATGTTGCATGAATTTTGTCAAACGCAATATTTGCATCTTCCCAATCATGAAAATTCCAATAATCAATAATATCAACATCTTGCATATCTGAACCAATTGTCTTACTCAATGCAGTAAGCCACTCAATTCCGCTATCAACCAAATTGATTGTCAAAAGCTGACTGTTTAATTTATCAACTGCAACATGTCGCGCCTCTTCAACGTCAACAAACCACGTCTGACGTGGCGAAATTGCAATTCCGTATCTGACATGCTCATGCAGACGCATATCCGGAACTGGCAAGTTTCTAACCAGAGTAACCATGTCGTTCTCAATATGATATCCTGCTGGATTCACCTCTTTGATGGCAGATGTGGTCCAGAAATCACTGTCAGTATCCAACAATGGATCATTCCCAAGAGAAGAAGTGTGACATTTAAAGTAGTAGTCGCCTGCTTTCACTAAATCAGTAGGAGTATACGATTTTCCGGGATCGTATACTGTGAATTCCTCTATTGTTTCTATTCTGGAGAAACCTGCTAAGCTATCACGAACACTCATGTGCAACCATTCTGGTATTACTGTCCGCTGATCGGTATCAGACAACAAGATAAACTCTTGGTGATAGTTAACATCGGTTTTTTTGAAGTTAACCTGCAATATTAAATCATCATAGCCAATTATCTCCGCCAAGTCACTAACCAGCAATGTTGAGTCACTTGATGCGGCACACCAAGATATTCCATTGCTGGTAGGATCAAGGATAACGTCAGTTAATTGTGATATCGAATAGGTTCTGGATGAATCTGGAACCGTAGTTTTATTTTTAACCCAAAAATAATAGAATGTTTCTATTTGATTATTTTTGTTGTTTAGATGCAATTCTTCTGCCCAATAATACTGAGTGTCGCCATTGCGATCTGTTGTAGAATACGGAACTCCCGTCAACTCAATGCCGTCCACAATTGATCCGATTGCCCCCAATGCCTCATATTCATCAGGAGTAGCCGGACTTTTTGTCCATTCATATACATCAATAGTTGACGTTGGGAATAGTTCACCCCAATGCGCTTGTCTGTAATTATCTGATCCCTGATCATAATTTAGATAGATTGCATTTGACAAATCCCACCATACCATGCCGACTTGTGTTTTGCCCCAAGAATTTGCATAATTTAAATTCTTGGCTGAATCAGTAGTAGCATTATATCCGGCAATATCAACCTCATTTCGAATATCTATTTCTTTATCAGCAGCGCCCGAAATTATCCCTTTAAGTGGATCAATGACTTCAAGGATAGAGATTGTTTCATTGGTTGCATCTGAGAACAGAACCACATTCTTCAGAGTGGAATTGATTGTTTTCGGAGTTTCATTGCGCACAATTACTGGTGTTGCATTATTATTGGATCGAGTAATAGAGTATACGGCTCCCGCTCCTGTTGACTGGCCAGCAACTTCAACGTCATCAACAAACATATACTGATCGGAAATTATTCCGCCATTATCAGACACATATTTTGTTGATGCAATCGCAGTTTCCATTGAGGAACTATTGGCAAATCGCATTGTTCTTACCGGAATTACTTTACCTAAGTATCCGTTCTCGTCAATATACCGATCAATAAAGAATTTATAGTCGTTCTTGACTCCAGTAACTTTATGAATTCCGTCAATACTTGGAACAGTAGAACTATTCAAAATCAAGACATATTCATCTTCCGACAAAGTATGAGCATTTGTGCATGAAATCATCGCATCATCGCCATTTTCATTTCCGGCGCATACCTCAGTAATGCCCGAACCGAAATCAATTGTCTGATAAACATTGTATTGGTTTGTGACATTTTGAGGCGATGGGTTGGAACCAATGTTGTCAATGACCCAAATATTGAAATTGGCAGGCTCAACGACCGTTAGCCAATCAGATGCAGTAAAGATATTCTCAATTGCGTCAGTTGACGAAGTATACGTTCCCGATGCAATGCCCAGACTACTGTTTGCAGTTCCATTATCGATTACCAACGTGGCGGCATCATAAGTGATTATCAATGCTCCCTCAATTTGAGACGCAGATAGATTAGTAAGAGCCGCCGCATTTATTTGCTGCACAACATCAGAAATCGTTAAATCGACTAATATTATTGATGTTGCAATGGAAGCATCGAAAACCCCATATGGAAGCCCAAACAGACTCAATACCGCAGTATCACTTATTGTCAGCCTTGAATTTATGCTTATTATCTCCAATTTATTATTTGATGATATTGCCGAAATTCCTGTTACAGCAGCATTGTTAATCGCAATAACAGATTCTGCAACATTTAAAGCAACGCCAACAGTTATTATTGATCCGGAAGCAACAACATCTGCATCCGCAACAACAAAACCAAGAAACGAATTCTCAGATGCTCCAAGTCTATATCCGCTGGAAACAGTCGATCTTGTCAACCGCACACTATTTTCATAAGCATCCGCAACTATATCTGCAATTCCTGCATTGACAAGAGCAGTGTTTATTTTGATTATTATAGCAGACAGAACATCAGTTACATATTCAGTCGGAACAGAAACAGTTATTTCTTCACCGGCGGCAATGTTAATTCCCCCATTTGTTTTAATAAATGCAATCAAATCAGCCAAATTAACATTGTCGTCATTGACTGTTAGCGTTGCATCAAGCAACGTATTTGCAGCATCTCGATCAATATCAAATTGAGCAGAATTATTAAGCGAGCCGCTGACGATACTTGCCTGTGTTTCAGTGGCGGCATTGCCGCTCAGCAACTCAATCAATTCAAGATCGGAATCAATAACGGCGCGCGCTGCGGTTTCCCATGTTGATCCCGGACTTGCAGTAATTGCATCTCCTAAAATCTCAGGATTAAAAGTTCGATCTATTGCGCCAGAAGAGTAATATGTGCTGACAAAAGTTTCCCAATCACCAACAGTTGTTGCCGAAATGTATGCAGTCTGCAATGACGACATTGTTGAGATTATTTGATTAGCATAGACGGTTGATGAAACAATGCCCGCTGTCCCCAATGCATCAATTAGAATTTTCTGCATTGTTTTTGTATCCGACAACTCGTTAAACGCCACTACCGTATCGATGAGAGTTGCCCCCACTGAATTGGCATAAGAGATTGTGAATTCGGCAGAATTGCTATTGACAATGGTTGGAAAAGTAACATTTCCCTGAAAAACAATATCTGAAAATACAGTTGACGATGTTGTTTTAATCAGGTTGATATTAATTCCGTCAACTGTCAATGTGCTGCCGCTTGGAATAGAGGGATTGATAACTGTCCCCGTCACTAGAATAGGCAACTCATCATCTATATTTGCGTTTTTAGAAAATTCTATGATGTCATTGTTGAACATAAGAGTTGCCCCCGAGACAACAATCGGGTATACTTGAGTTCCACGCAGAGTAATACCCTCTGCGACTGGAGTCAGACCAGAAGAAGTTATGTTTAATTCATGAACATTGCCTGCATATCGAACAATATCACCGCGATGATAAGCAGATGACGCATTCCAATTTGGAACCAATGCATAAGCAGCAGTCAGATCAAACACAGAATTTATGTCATCCACTGATGCCAAGAAATAATCAATTTCATCAACAAGCGGTAAGCCCGCATCTTTATTGAAATTCTGAGTTATTTCCAGATCAAGAATGCTTGAATTACTAGCTGGAACTATCGGATAAGTAGAGAATGGTTTATTAAAGTTGCCGCTGATTGCTCCCGGTCCGCCTTCATAAATGTCAATGATCAAATCACTCGGATTGTCAGTAATGAATTGATCTGAGAATCTAAATTGCTGACTATCACTTTTAATTAATGACGTGTTCAATTCAAATTGCAATGGATTACTGGCTGATACATCACCATATTCCCCAATACGAATCATCCAATCTTCATTTACTTCGCTGGCAAATTCTGTCCCAAATATATTTTTGTTCCGTCCAAGGGCGGTCAACGCAGATGCTGTTCCCTGATATGCACGTTTGCCTTTTTCAAATCGATATGCGCTCACGTCAGAAATACCTGTTCCAACTAGATATGTTGGTTTATTATATCCAACATTGAACCCCAAAGTCTGTCTGGTTAATCTGTCAAGAGCCTTTGTTTCAGAGTTTATCCAATCATGCTCGATTTCTCGAACACTAGATTCCATATTCAACATCAATCCGGTTGCATTCACCAAATAACCCGGCGCTTCGACTTTGCCGCTCCAATTAGCAGAACGTTCCCCAATAAATTTGATTTTATTTTGAGCAAGACCATTGACCGGCGAATAAATTACATCACCAAAAGTCGTTTCGTTCTTTATAGAAATAATATGCTCATATGCAACTGTTGTGATTCGAAGACCGAATATTTCGACTGACGTGCTTTTGCATGAAAATTCAGTAGTTTCGTCATTTCTCAGAACTACAATTTCAGACTTGTCAATTGCCTTGAATGATTTATCAAGAATGTTGGCATTGCTGGAATAGTTCATGAGTAGCGACTGTACTGTCCCGAATGGTCCTTGTTCATAGACCAATACATCAGACAATCCTCCCATGTAATACGGATCGGTTGCATCAGTCAGCGCCCATTCTATTGCATCTTTGGCAGAATCTAGCCAATTATCTCCGCATACTATGCCAATTGATTTATAATATTCACCAAGACCCAACAGGAAATTAAACAACTCCTGTCTTTTGGTAATAATTGATCCATATGGAACTTTGGTAATACTATTTTGAAATTTAGAATATCGGATCAATGACGTTCCTGAAATGCTTTCCTCAATTGTTGATCCGGACCTTGATGGCGTTTTCATATAGAAACTCATACCGTCAAGATCATATCCTGTTACAGTATATCCAATGGATGCATCCTTTGTTATTTTGACTCCTGAGAAAAACACACTCTTCAATGGTCCAGAACTTCCAATCACAATATCATAATCATCTTGTGGAATTTGAGAGGTTCCTGTTGAAGATCCCCCATTAAATTCCAGATTCATTATTCTGTCGTCAGTGTATCCTCCGATGTGAATTGAAAATTCAGTGCTCAAAGACTGCAAAATTTCTGACAGATCAGATGTTTCGTTGCAGTCAATTGAAAACAATTCAGATGCAATTGCCCCAAATCCAAATCTGCTGGTTGAAAATTCAAAATCCAATGTCATTGTGATGGTTGCGCCTGATCCTGCCGAATCCTCAATAACAGTTGCTGTTGGAGCGCGCAGGAAGCCTCTGCCGGGGTCTGTGATTTCAACGCCGGTGACTATGCCGGAATTGGTCAGCACCCGCGCAGAGGCGCTTACAGCGCCGCTGTCAAGCTGTGTAAACGTCAGTGTCGGAGAAACATATCCTGATCCACCATTGGTCACTGTGATTTTCGAAATAATTCCATTTGTGATATTTTCATTATGAATTTCGGAAACAGGGCGGCGCGTCTTTGTATCATAATTAACAATTTGAGTTTGAGTGACCAAATTATTCTTGACAGTTTGACCGATTTCCCAAAATGTCCCGTGAATTCTGTATGGCTTTAGTTGAAGAAGTGCTTCTGCTAATGCGAATTTATATTCGGAACTAATTCTCCACTTATGCTCAATTGTCCCCCAATCACCAAAAACTAGATCGCGCGACGCATCAATTGCGGACGGCGATGCCGTCACATTTGCAGTAACTGGATCATTCAATACGCCACTAGTGGTGACAAGTGTATTGGTTGCCCAATCATATGCGTTTCTATTGTATGCAATGTCAACAATAAATCCATCTGATGGATCACCAACGATGCCATTTTTCAATGCATTTAGTAATGCAGTTCGTTTAACACCTGTTGCCCAGCTATAATTCGCATCCCACCATGTCGGCTTAGTATAATGCCCCAACATCTCCCATGGGTGCGAATGTGGTCTGGTTGTTCCAAAGTAAAAAGAGTATACTCCGCGCCAGCCACCGATATACGGATACACTGAACTATAGTTCCATGAAAATTCATCGCTTACCGAATAAACATCTCCTGATTTGATTTCTTCCAGAGAATTACGCAGTGCATATCGGTTATACCAATCATCTAGTCTTGAATTCAAATCAGAATTTGCGTATGCAAATGATCTGTTTGGGCTAGGCAGATATGAATTCATATCTGCGCCTGTGTTATATTCAGGTGTCAGGTTGTTTGCAATGCGCAATTCTAAATCATACAATGCTGCTGCCCTGATATCAAAATCAACGCTTGACATGTCAAGATAATTCGTGCCAATCAAATCATACTCTGCGCCGTCATGACCGATCAAAATTCCATCAATTATTTCAACAGTTGTCGGTCTGAAAAATCCAAGTTTGACGGATGACATTGGGACGTGACTTAATTCATTGTGCATGTAATATCTGATAGTCAGTGTAGCCGGGTCTGATGATCCATTTAATTCAACCGCAGAAGTCAATGATATTTCATTGCCGTTGATTGAGTAATCAACGTCATTTATCAATGGTCTGGTATAATATGCCCCTGATCCGTCATATTCATTTAGCCAAATCTGGATATGGTTTTGAATATTACCAAATTTGTTTTGGGTGTGATCAAGCATGAAGACCATAGTTGCATCAGCAACAGAGAATTCAGTTTCAGTATGATTTCTGAAATATACCATATCACTATGAGCATATTTGAAATCTGAATTTTTACCTATGTTAATGTCAGTCAACGCAGTATCTACAATTTCTCTTATTGTTTCAAATTGCCTAGTTTCCCATAGCTGCGCGACCTTATTCTTGAAATGCCGCTTGAAAGCAGAATAATCGGCTGATACCACAGCCAATCCTTTTGATGGATTTATAGTTTCATTGTCATTCAGGAATTGAAACTTGGCAGTCGGAATAATTTGCTGTCTGATGCTTCCACCAAACTGATTAATGCGCCGAATTTTATGATAATTATTTGTGTCACCGTCATCTGAATATCCGGGCAATGAGCGAAGCTGCGCCGAAATGTGATGCTTCAGTGTTGAATAATTACCGCCATAAAATATATCGTTATTTGAATTATAAAAATGAACGGGGGCGACCTCATAGACTGCCCGCGTCATATCGGAATCTGTTACCATATGCAATACAAACACGTCATTAACTTCATGGTTTGTTGTTATCGACACTGAATCGGATGCGATATCATAATCATATCCAGATTTCAAGTCTTGATTATTTTTGGTTACTGAAATTCGGTAATGGTTTTCATCGGAAATAACCAATTCACCATATACACTATTATCCAATGTACTCTGATATCTTATTTTATTGTAGGGATAACCCGCCAATGCAGAAAATGTTATTCCGGTTGAAGTCGGCGTTGTTGAGATATTCGCATTGACATTACCATACGGATCAACAAATTCAATATTATCTGAGGAATCAGCAATAATTATATTGAATGAATAATCTACCTCTCCACGAATGATAATATCTGGATTTGCGCAGCCTAAATCAGTCAAGTCAAGGGGAGATTGACTTGCCCATCTAAATTTATCATCTTCCATTGATACAGTATAACTTAACGGGAGTTTTGCCCCGCTAGTATCAACATTAAACACAATATCAGTTAATCCGTCGCTGATTGTCGTCATAACTATAGGAACGCGCTGGTTTCCTCTGATATTACTCCATCCATTGAAGAACTCATCTGTATTTTTATTTCGGAAATAATATAGTCCCGGAATCAAATCAGAAGTCTGATCAGTTATATTGTAATAATGTTGTGTTCCGCCCAAATCGAACTCAAAGTCAAAATCATTGAATGCGGCTTTTCCTGAGAAGGACGGAGAGAATCCCAACTCTCTGTCGAATCCATTAAATTCACTTGTCTTATATGAAAAAATCTCAGAACCTACGAAATCACTGCTTTCAAAATCAACCAATGAAGTCAGATCATCTGAGTAGAGCATGAACAAGGGGGCAGTAGATTTAAACTGTTTACTTTGCCCAATAGTCCATGATGTGCCGTCATAGCAATAAATTGTTCCTGTGTCTATTCCGGACTTGACAATCGCATATTCGTTTGCGGAATATGTTGTCAGTGGAGTTATAACAATAGTTGATCCGACGCCACTAATTACATACGAATCGGCGGTATACGTGGTAATACTAGACGCATACGCTTCACTGAATGCGCTACTGAATTCTGATATAGAAATTGGTGTCCCGGCATCGGATGTGACCAAAATTATGTCGCCATCAGCTAGATAATTAGTCTCCCCCTCAATTTTATATTCGAAATTTCCTCCAATAATATCAGTGATTGTTTCGGCTGATACGGCATAATCAACCAATTCCACAAAAGTTTCACAAGTATTCATTAGTTCTAGGTTTGCATTAAATTCAATAATTGGACGAATAGCACGGGTGACGCTATTTAGATATGCTTCCACGACAACATTGTTATATGACGACATTGCAATTATTGCTTGACTGGAGAACCAACGGTTACTTCTGGTCCATGGGTTCATATCTGTTGCATGTCGCCCCATTACTATGTAGGTTCTATTTGCAGTCAGGTCGTCGCGATTATAGGTAGTCGCCGCGTCGTAATCATCAAAGCCTCCCAAGTTGTCCCATGGGGTTGTGTCCCAATCAACCGTATCCCATCCCTCGGGCTGAAGTACGGAGTATGGAAAGATGTTTGGAAACAAGTCTTTGCCGACATCACTTGTCGCTGCGACAAGTGATATATTTCTGCCGCCAACATTTTCCACATAATATGAATAACCGGCGATATAGTTTCCACTTGTGCTGGTCACATTGTCTCCGACGAATACTACTCGAAGCCCATTAATAAATGCCACAGTTTTGCCATTTGACAACACAGGAGTAGTGTATTCTGACAGATTAATAATGGAATCAATATCAATAGGATCAGCCAATGTTGGTTCCAACTCAATTACCGGCATGTTTCCTTCAAGCCAATAATAATTGCCGTAATTGGAAAACATGTCTGAATTTATCGGCAAGTCAAGAACATATCCCGGCTCAGAGAATAATTTATCATGGTTGCTCATGTCGGACCCTATGCCCGCCAGACGATTTAACGTTGCAACATACGTTGTTGTGTTTTCTGCCACTCCCCCGCGACGCAAAGTAGTCCCCGGTGCAAATTGATAATTTGCTCTGTCGGCAGTTACCTCTGGAACAAATACTTCTTGATCTGCCAATCTACTTTTGGTTGTCAATCTGCCCCAATTTGCATTGATGCTTGCCGTTGATCCAGAACTAAGAAGTTGATCAATGGAACCAGAAAAGAATCTGCTTAGTGATTCTGTTCTGTTGACGGCAGGAAGAAAATCAACATGCTTATTTGTCACTGGTGGCAGTTCACCACTTTGTGTTATGTTGATGACCTTAGTTGGATTTGCATTGTAATTATTCATTATTATTTGCCTTGAATCAAGTAATTGTTAATTTGCTAACTATTTCTATGTCTGCTGCGGACACATCTGGAATTAGTAATTCATGAGTTTTCGGAGTAATTTGAAATAAGTCCCCGAATACGGATTGTGTTTGTGTCGGAATTATAATAACACTACTTACAATTCCCTGACATTGTTGATGTATATATGCGCTTAGTTCCGTAAAGTAAAAAGTTTCCCCAAAGTCCCAATTGTCAATTGCAAAGAAGTCGTTGATCGCAATCAATACTTTGGTTTTTATTTCTGTGTTGGAGTAACTTGTCCCCGTAACCGGAACAACTCTGAATTTTCCTTGAAGAGCAACATCAGCCGAACTGCCAAATAATATCTTGTATTCCGCTGACTTATAGATTATACTATCACTTACTGCTTTTTTAGAAATTATTTCGGAGAATTGCTGTTCCAAATCAGTTATTGTTGGGATCGCCGGGGCAGAGGCAGATGCCCGCGATCCTGCAATCCATTGACGATATTTATCATCGTAGTTTTTGTTCAGAACAATAATGTCAATGATATTTGTCAAACTTGGATCAATTCTGAAGTTGGAATCGCTAACTCGTCTCCACAAGAAAATTAAATTTTTTCTTCCGGATACCGCTTCGCCCTCATCCGATCTAGAAGTATAGACAAAACCATTTTCTGTTTTTGAACTTATATTAATTGTATCTGTCGAAGTCAATTCGCGAAATGCCATTGGATTGTCTGGATAATTATCATTATCAACATCACTCAGAGAAACTATTAGCTTTGTATCATCAACATAACCATTTGTTTCAGTGAAATACTTATGCGCAAAGAAATTTATATCACTTCCCAGAGAATAACTTGATCCATCCGGACCTACATTTATTCCGGAAATTGTAATTTTATCACGCTCTGGTTTGTTAGTGTCAACATTAAATTTTCTGTTACTATTTTGGTTATGGAATCGCAATGCCGCATCACTGCCAAATACGAATTGATGGCGACGACTAATTATATTCCAATTATTGGCAGAATAATCCACTCTGAGAAGCCAACTTGCATCCCTGTTATTGCTGGTGTCATCGCCCTTGTATGTCAGATCAAAATTGTCAGGATTATTCAGAGAACTTGCCGGAAGATTAGCAGCAGTTACTATTTTCCATTCCCCTGATCCGGGTGCAAATCGAAGACCAAATGTATTTCGATTTGCAATTTGCTCAATGATCATAGTCTTTTCAGCTTCTGAGAAAATTGTATTAAATGCAGGAAAGATTCTTTTGATGCGGGCAGTGTTCGGGATTGACTTATTTAAAATAATACTTCCCTGTCCAGAACTGGCCAATCCTGTTGCATTTCCATTATCATCAAAAACCCCAAGACCATCTGAAATTACATCAACTACTCGCGCCCATGTTGTATTAGCAGATTTAGCAGATATAACTACCTCCGCTTTCACGCCTGTTGTTGGCGCGGTAATGACGGCAATAACCGGATTCTCATAGCCTGCGCCGCCGTTGGTGATGACCACCGACGCGACTTCTCCGCCACTAATTGTTGCTGTCGCAGTTGCTCCTGTTCCGGTCCCTCTGATAGTTACCGCAGGCACAAACGTATATCCTGATCCGCCATTGGTTATCGTTAATTCATCCCCAACTTCTCCGATTGATCCATTGGCGTACGGAGCATCAATGAATTCTATCAAAGTATTGGGGCGAACATAGGACAACACCGTGGTTGCAGTATTGGATGCGCGTTGAATTATTGAATTTTTAGTAAAATACCCGGTGCTTCCTTGATATCCCTTTGTGATTTGTTGCCATTCGTAACTGGTTTCATCAACTGCAAAATATGACAGGGCAATAGGAGGGAACTTGCTGTAAAACAAATTCATAACTTCGGGATTCTTGATTGAGTCCGCAACATATTTCTCATAAATTTGCTCATTGGTCAATGATGTTGGCAGACTCAATGTTGACCGATATGTCAAGGCAGAAGCGTAAATATAGCCGTCTCGTGCTAACATATCTACATTCTGGTACTGGGCAGTTGGGTCATTTGCCTTAATAAATCTGCTATGCCCCACATAAGTTCGGTTGACTGCCTTTATCTTCTTGACATTTTCACTGACTGTCAATGGCATGCTGCTGTAATCTTCGGCAGTTATCATTCGATCCTGTGCAGCAAAAACTCGACCGGCATTTCTCTTTATGCTGGTTACAGATTCCTGTGAACTGGCATTTGAAATGCTTTCCTGTAATTCAGCCTGAAATTTAATCTTATATATATTACCGTCTGATGCAGTATAATCAAATCCAAAGGTAACAACTCCGATGTCACTCGGGTCAATAGTATATGACTGATTTAAACCAGTTCTATACCACAATCTAATGGTTCCACGGGGGATTTCAGAAAAAACACCGTCTCCAAAGACAAAATCAATGTCATCATTGTCTCTTGTTTTAACAGTGAACAATTTACGCAGATCATGGCGAATGTTATTAAAGACAGTATTTGCTCCAAAGCTACTGTCAACCTTAGTCCATGAATTTTCTATTTCTCCGGAGTCATTTATTTCCTGTACCCAGATATCTTTTTCGTTTACATCTGTGGCTCCTGCGTTTATAATCAAATTGCTTACTGCACTTGATGCATCAATGTCATTGAACTGAAGCGTCCCTTGTTTAATACCTACAAAAAATCCTGTGTTTTTACTTCCAAGACCCTGATTATCATTTCTATATGTCAGATTGAAGCTGCTGTATGGATCAGGTTCAACTTCAATTAACGCATTTCTTGCTTTGTCAATGCGCAATCCGTGAATTTCAAAATTTCTTTTTGAGCCGTTGACATTTCCAGACACTCCAAAAACAACATCTCGTACGTTGCTTGTATTGGCGGCGTATATTCCTGTTCTTACATTATTAATTACAGAACTTTCTTTTGTTCTGCCAAATTTATTTGTTGACTGTAGAATTTCATTCATAACCAACAGAAAATTTTGCTGATCTGTCTCAAATGTGACATCTTTATTTTTCAACGATTCACCGTCTATATCATATACATCCTGAGTAGTGCGAATTTTTTTTATTTTGAGAACACCACTGGCAGGAGTTAATCTTTTCGGAGTATATCCAAGAAAATCAGCAATTTTCAACACGCTGGCGCGACGTTCTGCCGTGCTCAGAAAATTCTCTCTGCCTGCCAAATCAATACGGAATGCCAAACTATGCGCAAGGAATGATAAGGTTTCAATAATTGCAACAAATTCACTGCTTTGAATCCAATCATTGAAATTTTCAGGATAATTTTGCTGAATATAATCAACCAATGTTGCTCGAATTGAGTCATAATCATATGCGGCGAAATTCGCCTGCGAAAATGATTGATAGACTACCTGAAAGTCTTCTGCTGCGAATAAATTCTGCTGTCGAATGCCTTGCGCCATTTATATTTCTTCCTTGCTTCGATATTTCAATACTAATTCTTCTATGGTAGCCTGCGTGTTATACCGTAATGTAATAGTTACTGTTAATTGATGATCAGAGAAATCTAAATTATATTCCATCAATGTCCAGCGAGGATCAAGCCCAATTATTTCTCTGATATCATCATCTGCGGCGTCCTCGGTCGCTTGCGTATATTGATCAA